AGAACCTACGAAAAGACTAAGCAGGTGTCAAAATGAGAGGTGTTTTACTGTTCAACCGTGACGGCACTATCTACGCAGGCCAAGTGCATACAATGCCCAATGGCGAGGTGCAGACTGGTGCAACGCATACGGCATCGAGCAGACGACTGTTTTACTATCACGAGCTACCGCCAGAGCGTAAGATTCGCGCCCTTGAGAGCATGATCGAGCGACACGACACGCCAGGCAGAACCAAGCAGAGTTTCAACAACTGATGGCAGAGACAGCGAAAAGAAAGAACCCAGAGATATGGGAGAGGGCCAAAGCTAAAGCCATGCGAAAGATGGGCGGCAAGTGGTCTGGCAGGGCTGCGCAACTGGCTGTCAAATACTACAAAGACATGGGCGGCAAGTACGAAGGCCCAAAAAAGCAAACGTCACTGAGCCGTTGGACGGATCAAGATTGGGATTATGTGGGGGAGAAAGGGCAAGGGCGGTATCTGCCAAAGGCTGCGCGGGATAGTCTCTCATCTGGACAGAAGGCAGCGGGTTCGAGAGCAAAGAACAAAGCTACCAAGAAGGGCCAAGGCAAGGCTTCATACACTGAGGCAGAGCGCAAAGCAGTTAGGCGAGCAACTAAGAAATGAATCAGAATCTTGAGGTGGCATACATAGCCACGACGGACGTTATACCGTATGCAAACAATCCGCGCACCCACAGTGAGCAACAGGTGGCGCAGGTGGCGGCGAGCATCAAGGAATTTGGGTTCAACAATCCAATTTTGTTAGATGAGCACAATGGCATCATTGCAGGCCACGGTAGGCTCGCAGCGGCACAGAAGCTAGGGATGGAGTTGGTGCCCACCATCACGCTAGCAGGGCTGACAGAGGCGCAGCGAAAGGCGTATGTGATAGCAGACAACAAACTGACCGAGAACGGGGGGTGGGATTACGACCTGTTAGCGGTAGAGATTGAGCGGCTGAAAGAGCTAGACGTTGACATAGACCTTACGGGGTTCGAACCGACTGAGTTGGATACCATTCTGGAGCCTGAAGTTGTAGAAGGGCTGACTGACGAGGATGAGGTTCCAGAAGCGCCAGAGGAGCCTATAACCAAGCGAGGCGATGTCTGGATATTGGGCAACCATCGACTGATGTGCGGCGATTCTACGAGTATCGATGACGTGGACAAACTTATGGCTGGGCAAAAGGCCGACATGGTGTTTACCGACCCGCCTTATAATGTGGCGTTCAACGGTCGCAGCGGCAAGCATGAGGTTATAAAAAACGACAATTTGAGTGAGGGTGAGTTTAGAGACTTCATCAAGCAGGTTTGCTCGATAATAACGTATGTAGATCCAAGGGCTTACTATGTGTGGTGCAACTGGAATTTTTACGGGTTATTGCAGGAAATGTTGCCTTTCAAAACGTGCATTGTATGGGCAAAGAATTTCTTTGGCATGGGGGCGGGTTATAGACACCAGCACGAGTTCTGCCTATTCAATGGCAAAATTGATGAGGCAATAAAAAACGAAAGCGATTTGTGGTCAGTCAAAAAAGATCACGGATACGTTCACCCGACACAAAAGCCAGTGGAGTTGGCAGTCAGGGCGTTTGGCAACCACATTCGACTTGTGAATGTTTTGGATTTGTTCGGCGGGTCAGGCTCCACGCTGATAGGAGCAGAACAGACTGGTAGGAATTGTTTTGTCATGGAATTAGATCCGAAATACTGCGATGTCATTGTAGATCGCTGGCAATCGTTCACAGGCAAAACTGTACAGCTTGAACGACCACTGGAGGTGGCGAATGGCTAGACCACGCATACCGATAGACTGGGATCAGGTAGACAAAATGTGTGCTATTCACTGTACGGGAGAGGAACAGGCTGCAATCCTCGGGGTAAGCTACGACACATTAAACCGAGCATGTCAGCGTGAATATGAGATGAGTTTTGCTGAGTATTTTAAGCAAAAGGCCAGCCACGGGCGAATGAGCCTACGTCGCAAGCAATATACTGCTGCGATGGATGGCAACACTACGATGCTGGTATGGCTGGGTAAGAACTGGTTAGGCCAGAGCGACCAGCCAGAGCCGGAGGCGCAAGACCTGCCACCTATCGTTATTGAGCGGGCGAGTGAGGCTAACTAAGCCACAAGATGCAATCTTCTTCAGTGACTCACGGTTTAGGGCAGTGGTCGCTGGTAGACGGTTCGGTAAGACGTTCCTATCGACGCACGAGCTTTTGAGGGATGCGCTGTCGGGGAAGAACCGCAACTGCTGGTATGTAGCGCCGACCTATAAGGCAGCGAAAGAGATCGCATGGGAGATGCTGAACAGCGCACTGCCAGATGGGTATGTCAGCAAGCGAAATGAGACAGCTTTATCGCTCACACTCAAGAATGGTTCAACCATCTCACTGAAGGGAGCAGAGAAGCCTGACAACCTGAGAGGGAGAGCGCTCGACTTCGTTGTGATGGACGAGTTCGCCGATATGCGACCAGAGGCATGGTATGAAGTAATCCGTCCATCTTTGTCTGATAGGCTTGGAAGTGCTTTGTTCATTGGCACACCAAAGGGGCGCAATCATTTCTACGACATATGGACGCGAGGCGCGGACGGCGAGGAGGGCTGGCAAGCCTTCCAGTACACGACCATCGAGGGCGGTAATGTTGATAAAGCTGAGGTTGAGGCAGCGCGGAATGACTTAGACGAGAGAACATTCGACCAAGAATACCGCGCCCAGTTCGTTAACTATCAAGGCATCATTTACTACGCTTTTGACCGAGAGCAGAGCGTCCGTAAGGGCTACATGAATGATGAGCTACACATTGGCATGGACTTTAACCTCGACCCTATGAGCGCAGCAGTGTGCGTGAGAGAGGCTGACACCATCCAAGTCATAGATGAGATCGTGATTTATGGGTCAAACACCGACGAGATGGTGGACGAGATCAAGCAGCGGTATGGGGATAGACGCATCACTATCTACCCTGACCCAGCAAGTAAGCAGAGAAAGACCAGTGCGGGAGGGAGGACAGACCTATCAATCCTTCAGAACGCAGGGTTTGCGGTGAAGGTGCGAAATAGTCATCCGGCAATCAGGGACAGAATCAACAGCGTCAACAGCAGGCTCCGCTCCACAACTGGGGTGAGGGCTTTGTTCGTTGATCCTAAGTGCAAGCAGACTATCGCTTCGCTTGAGCGACAGACGTACAAGGAAGGAACTAGCCAGCCCAACAAGGACGACGGCTACGATCACATGAATGACGCACTGGGGTATCTGGTTGAATACCTGTACCCAATCAGGAAGCAGCGAGAAGTTGAACAACCAGTGAGGTGGAGCTAGTGGCATCGAACATTGAATATCAACACCCAGATTACGACGCGAATGAGGCACGCTGGGAGTTTTACATCCGGTCGTACTTGGGTGGGCAGGAGTATCAGAACGGCAGCTATTTGACGGGCTACCTCAACGAGTCAGAGAACGAGTATGCACGACGCATTCAATTGACCCCTGTGGATAACCACTGCCGAAATGTGGTTCACATTTATAGTTCTTTCTTGTGGCGCACTCCCCCTGTTCGCGTGTTTAACTCGCTGGCAGGCAATCCTGCCCTCGATGCGGCAATCAAAGACGCTGACCTGGATGGCGCAAGCCTCAACAGTTTTATGAAGCAGGCACAGATCTGGGCGAGTGTTTATGGTCACGTCTACATTCTTGTGGATAAGCCACAGTCCAACGCGAAGACTAGAGCGGAAGAGCTAGAGCAGGAAATAAGGCCATATCTGTCCCTATTTACCCCTGAGAACGTGTTCGATTGGAAGTGGGAGCGCACACCATCTGGGAGGTTTGAACTGACCTACTTGAAGCTGCGTGAGGCTGTAGACCGCGAGAACGCTACTACCAAGATCAGCTATTACCGAATCTGGCGCAAAGAAACGATTCAACAGTGGAAGTCTGACGGCGACAAAGAACAAATGATCAGCGAGATCGACAACCCACTGGGCAAGATCCCAGCAGTTTATCTGCCAGCACAACGCAGTGTGACGAGGGGAGTGGGCATATCAGACTTGTCCGACATCTCGTACATGCAGAAGGCTATCTATTCGGAACTGTCTGAGATTGAGCAGTTAATCCGCATCAGCAACCATCCCTCACTTGTGAAGACTTACGACACAGACGCGAGCGCGGGTGCAGGCTCCGTGATTAACGTACCTGATGAAGCGGCAGATACGATGGCACCGTTCTTGCTACAACCGTCTGGGCAGAACATCGACAGCATACGGGCTTCAATCAGTGACAAGGTGGAAGCAATCAACCGCATGGCTCAGATGGGCGCTGTTCGGGGAACGGACGCGAAGACGATGTCGGGCATTGCCATGCAGACTGAATTCCAGATGCTTAATGCAAAGCTGTCAGAGAAGGCTGATCTTCTTGAACTAGCCGAGGAGCACCTGTGGACGTACTTCTGCAACTGGCTGGATGTAACGCCAGATGTAGAGGTGTTCTATCCTGACTCGTTTGACATCCGTGACTACGACAAAGAATTGATGTTTTTGCAGCAGATGAAAGCCAGCGGAGTGAGATCGGTCACCCTCGCGCAAGAGATAGACAAGCAGATTGCCGACCTTGTGCTTGACGATGACAAGCTGGCCCAATCGCACGTTGAGATTGAAGGTGCAACGCAGGTTCTCGGTCAGTTTCCGGTAGCGCCTGAGTAATGGCAGCAGCCGATGACTATGCCAACTTTCTGGAGCGGTTAGCGGATCAGCACCAGCGCCGACTCGCAGACGCATTGCAGCGTCTCGAAGCTCGTTTGGCGACGTTTGTGCAAAGCGCACCAGCGACAGAGGGCGACCTGTTTGATGTGGAGTGGGCGTTGTCGGCAAGGTCGGAGATACGCAACTCGATAGAGCAAGAGTTCTTGACTGAAGTGCAAGACATTCTGGGCGATTATAGAGCCGTTTCAGACGAGCAATTCAGAATGTTAAATACCTACGGGGCATTCACGAGGGTGCCGCCAGAGGCGATTGCGGGGCTTCAGAGGCTATCGTTTCAGGGGTTCGAGGCTTTAGCCAACCAGCAGCTTGATACATTGGCGAATGGCGTATATCAAGCCACCCTTACTGGCAGGGGTAAGGCTGACTTCATAAATGACTTGAGAGGTAGCATCAATGGAATCTATCAAGCAAGCGATCAAGAGGAGATTCGCCAGCTTGTTGAAGTGGCTCAAGCAGCAACTGGAGCCAGACAACAGGAAGCGATTGATCGACTCCACTCAGTTTATGCTGCTGACAGGCTTGGCAATAATCTCAGGCGCTATGCGTCACTGTATGCAACTGATTCGCTCAATCAGTACTCGGCGACGTTAACAGTTACAACGGCAAACGAACAAGGCATTGACCGATTCGAGTACTACGGCGATTTGATAACCGATAGCCGACAGTTCTGCCGTGACCATGTCGATAAGGTATATACCCGCGACGAGATCAAAAAAATATGGGAGGGTGAGTGGGCAGGCAAGGCTCCAGGCGACCCTTTCATCGTGAGAGGGGGTTACAGCTGCCGCCATCAATGGCTACCCATCGTAAGGGAATAACATGAGCAAAGAGCTAGACCGAGCAAAGAACCTGACCGCAAGGCGACCGATACCACCGGCGATTCGTCAACTACTGGAGCCACTGGCAGCGGCTGCACCCGAAGACGAAAAGCCAGACTTTGATGAGCTATATGCAATCGTGGATGAGTTGCTGCCATTACCTAAAAAAACGAGGAGCAAGAAAGATGCCGAGCCATTACGGACACAGCAAGAACAAGAAGAAGAAAAAGACAATGAACAAGCCCAAGAGGACTAAAAAGTAACCATCAGCTATTGACATCCCTGTGAAGCTGGTATAATGCCCCCACTCGAAAGAGGTTCGCACATGAGCGATGAAATCATGGAAGAAAGTGCCGAGACTGAACCGGCACAAGAGATAGTTCAGGAAGCTAAGACGTTTACCCAAGACGAACTTGACCGCATCGTTGCGGATCGAGTCGCTAGGGAAAGGCGCAAGCTAGACAAGAAGCTAGAAGGTATCGACATTGAGGAAGCTCGCCAGATCATGCTTGAGCGTGAGCAGGCGCAGATTGAACGCCAAAAGGAAAAAGGCGAGTTCGAGCAGGTACTAAAGCAGACTGTCGAAAAGAAGGATCAGCAGATTGCTGCAATGCAAGCGGCCCTAGAAAGCACCAAGATTGACGGTGCTTTGTTGTCAGCGGCAAGCAGGCACAATGCTGTAGATTCTGAACAGGTGTCGCAGTTGCTACGGAATCGAGTAAGACTCTCGGACGATGGTTCGGTTGAAGTCCTAGACGATAGCGGAGCGATCAGATACAACGACAAAGGCTCCCCCCTTTCAGTTGATGAGGCGGTGGGTGACTTTCTTACGGCGAACCCTCATTTCGTCAGAGCCTCCGCAGGAGGTGCTGGCACACAAGGGATGGCTGGTGGCTCCACGCAGAAGCCTATATCTGTGGCTGACATGGTTGCTAACTGGAAGGACGGCGGTGCCGAGGCATTCCGCGCCTACAAGAAAGCAAACAAATAGACCACTTTTTTTGATATAGGACATAAATCATGGCTGCTACAACGAGCACAACCCTTGACGACCTGTTTGCGAATATCATCGCACAGGCACGATTCACTGCTGAAGAAGAGTCCCTAATGATGGGCCTCGTTACTATGTACAACATCGGCGACGAAGCTGGCAAGACGATTCAGGTGCCTAAGTACCCTGCAATCACTGCCGCTGACCTGACCGAAGGCACTGATATGAGCAGCACGACTGTCTCAACTTCTTCTGTCTCAATCTCCGTGGGTGAGGTGGGCGCACAAGTAGTTCTGACTGACTTGGCTGCAATGGGTGCTGGCAACCCTGCTGAAGAGTTGGGTACCGTACTGGGTAACGCTATCGCTACGAAGATGGACGCAGACCTGATCGCATTGTTTGACGGATTCAGCACTGCTCTGGGCGCTGCCGCTCAAGAGATCACGGTTGCCGATCTGTTCAAGGCTGCTGCTACCTTGCGTAACAACAAGGCGCAAGGCGAGATCTTCGCAGTTGTTAACCCTTTCCAGGCGTACCAACTGAAAGCTAACCTGACCAATACCTTCGCCAACCCAAATGGTGGTGACGCGCAGAACACGGCTATGGTTAACTCCTACGTTGGCACCATCGCTGGCATCGACGTTTACGAGTCTGCAAACGTAACCGTTGATGGTTCTGGTGACGCGAAAGGCGCTGTCTTCTCACGCGAGGCTTTGGCTATCGCTATGAAGCGCGACTTCCAAATCGAAGCACAACGCGACGCATCATTGCGTGCCTTCGAGCTTAACGCTACCGCCATTTACGGTGTGGGCGAGCTTGATGACAGCTACGGTGTTGAGATGTTGTTCGACGCAACGATCTAAAGCGTTTGGACGGCCCTGCCCCTTCTCTCCTTGGGGTGGGGCTGTCCCTTTTTGGAGGTTCTGTTGGCTATAACTTACCGAGGCGAGCGGTTCGAGGGCTACAACAAGCCCAAGCGCACACCTAAGCACCCAGAGAAGAGCCATGCAGTATTGGCTAAGGAAGGCGACAAGGTTCGTCTGATACGCTTTGGGCAGCAGGGCGCAGATAACAAACCCCCTCGCAAGGGTGAGAGTGAGGCAGACAAAGCAAAGCGCAGAGCGTTCAAGGCTAGGTTCGCCAAGCAGATAGCCGCAGGGCGCAGAGACAAAACAGCATCGGCAGCGTATTGGGCCGACAAGGTGAAGTGGTAATGGCATTTTCTCAAGACTCTGATCTGGTAGCCCTTGTCCCTGACATCTTGGACTTCGGCATCACATCGTTTGCGACTGAACACGCGAAAGCACAGACCGACCTGACTCGCACCATCAGAAACGAGTGGTGGTACAAGAAGCAGATTCCTGGGGAAATGGTTCCCGCATACCTGACCGACTCCCAGTGGACGCGATGCAATGCCTATCTAGTGTTGTGGAAGTTCGCCCTCCCCCAGCTTACGAACTGGGTACAAGACGATCGCTTTCTGAACATGATTCAGTTCTACCAGCAGCGCTATCAAGAGGAACTGACTGCGGTGTTTGCTGACGGTGTGGAGTACGACGACGACAACAGCGGCACGATTGAAGATGACGAGCGCGGCATTGTCTCTTATGGACGGCTAACTCGATGAGTGTAGGGCTGCGAATCTCCATTGAGCCGAAAAACCTTAAGGGGTTGACCGAGCGCAAGCGTCAAGAGATTGAGCGCAGAATCTCTCCCTCGATTGACAAAACAGCGAGCCTTGGCAAGCAGATTATCCTCACTCGCACAAAGAAGGGAGTGGGGATTGGTGGGCCGTTTAAGCGTTACTCACCTGCTTATGTAAGGTTCCGCAGTAGACCGAGGCGTAGGTCGCCAGCGGGTAACTTATTGGGTCTCGGCAAGAGCAATCCCAACTTGGTGAACCTCAATGCCACAGGCGATATGGTTAAGTCTGTGCAAGTGGAAGGTAGCAAGGGTGGTCGCATTGCGAGCATTTACCTAGCTGGAAAGTTCAACGCTCAAAAGGCGTTTTGGACAGATCGGCAACGTCCTTGGTGGGGATTTAATAATCAGGAAGAGTCACGCCTAGCTAGGTTCTTCCGCAAAGAGATTCTGCGATGAGTGTGAGAGAGAACATCGCTACCAATCTGGTGACAGCGTTGCAGGCAGTGACCACTCCCACGACTATCAAGTTCGTCACTCGTGAGCCATTCGACTTTGACAAATTGAGCAACGCCCAGTATCCGGCAGTGCTTGTGAGAACAACAAGCGAAGACCGTGGCGACTCGACTGTGGGCGGTTCCGCTACACAGAGGCTTTCGACGATTGATTACGAGCTTGTGTGTTATGTGAAAGGCACAGGCTTGGACACGGCAAGGAATAATATCATTGAGTCCATTGAAGAAAAGCTCGATGAGGACAGGTCTCGCGGTGGCAATGCAATTGATACGCAGATCATCAGCGTTGATACCGACGACGGCAGTATTGCCCCTATCGGTGGGGTAATTATAACGGTACGAATAGAGTACCAATACACAAGAGGCACAACCTAAGAGGTGAAGCATGGCAACGACTAAAGGCTCAAGCGGCGTAGTCAAATTGGCGGTTAGCGGTGGCAGTGTCGCTGCTATGGGTGAGATTCGTAGTTTCACCTTGGATGAAACGGCAGACACGATTGAAGACAGTGTGATGGGCGATACCTCGCGCACCTATGTCTCTTCTCTCAAGACTGCCACTCTATCAATGGATGTTTACTGGGATGATGCAGACGCTGTTCAGCTAGTAATGGACGCAGCAGCGGATCTGATCTTTGAGTTGTATCCTACTGGCACGGGCACTGGCGAAAAGTACTACAGTGGTTCTGGCATCCTGACGAGCAAATCTATAACCGCGTCATTCGATGGTATGGTTGAGGGAAGTTTCGCTCTGCAAGTATCTGGAGCGGTTACAGAAGCCACAGCATAAGGACATCCCAAAATGGGACTAGCTAAAGAACTGAGAAGCAGAAGAAATCTGAGTGCGAGAGAGATCGAAGTGGAGGCGTGGGCTGATTCAGATGGTCAGCCTTTCGCCCTCTACTGCTACCCTCTCACTTGTTTTGACATGAACGAGATGCAGAAAAAGCATCCTAAGTTCATGGAAGGGATGACCCTTGGCGCGATGGTTGATTTGATTGTGCTGAAAGCGTGCGATAAGTCTGGTGAGCGAATCTTCACATCTGCCGAAGACAAGCACGACTTGATGGGTGAAGAGAGCGCGGTCATTAGCGACATCGCTGCGAGAATGTTCGCGTCAGTGCAGAGTGTTGAGGAACACGAAAAAAACTAGCGTCCGATCAGTTTAGGTTCACGTTAATAACCTTGGCTGATCGGTTACATATGAGCATTTCAGAGGCCGAGCAGATGCCCATGTCAGAGTTCAATGAATGGCTGGCCTACTTCAACTTGATGGGTGCTGACGATGGCAAATGAAGCGGTAAGAATCCCGATAGAGGCGGTCGATAACACCAAGGCCGCTTTTAACTCTGTCAACCAAAATCTCAACAAGACCGCCAAGAATGCCAAGGTTGTCACAGGCTCTTTTGGCAGATTCCGTGGGGCATCCCAGCAGTTAGGCTTTCAGATTCAAGACGTTGCTGTTCAACTTAAGAGTGGGACGGATGCGTCCATTGTCCTCGCCCAACAGGGTTCTCAGATAGCGTCTATCTTCGGGCCTGCTGGTGCTGTTGTAGGTGCGTTCATAGCTGTAGGTGCAGCGGTAGCGGGGCCATTTATATCTTCCATTCTAGGTGGCACGACTGCATTAAAAGAAATGCAAGAAGCTGCTGATAGGGTGCAGGGTTCTCTTGCGGCGATGACGGTTACAGAAAGGGCGAGGGCGATGAGGCGCAATGCTGAGTTGCAAGCTGAAGCGTTAGCCGCACAAGCAGAAGCGCAGCGAAAAGTCACAGAGGCTGAAAACGAAGTTGAGAGGTTGAGGTCTGACAGGCGCACAAGGCAACCCGTTTTGCTTGCTGCGATTGAGCAGGTGACAGTAGCAGAGAAAGAGCAAATATCTGTCAACGAAGAAGCGCAGATTGTTCTTGAAAGAATAACGGCGGTGAATCAGGCATATGCAGAGTCACAAGATACAACTGCGCAAAGCATCAAAGAAGCTAACAACGCGATGCGAGAGCAGAGAAGGCTCGCAAAAGAAATGGCAGATGCTGAGGAGGCTGCTGGTGCGGTTCTACTCAACATCAACCAAGCAAACATTGACAGAAGCATCGAAGAGCGCCGAGAAAAGAAGCAGAACAAAGAAGACACGATAAACTTTTTGGATGAGCAGTTAGCTGCTTCTGCGCAGACCAGCAAAAAGATGTTTGCCGTTAACAAGGCGTTCCGTATAGCACAAGCAACGATGCAAACGTATGAGGCGGCGACAAAAGCCTTGGCTGCATTCCCTCCCCCATTCGGTCAGTTGGCTGCCATCGCTACAGTTGGTTTCGGTTTGGGGCAGGTTGCTAATATCAAGTCGCAGAGCTTCGAGGGTGGGGGTTTTACTGGTAGAGGTGCGAGGGCTGGTGGCTTAGATGGAAAGGGTGGTCGCATGGCTATGATCCACCCGAATGAGACGGTCATTGACCACACAAAGGGCGGTGCTGGAGGCATTACAGTCATTAACAACGTCGATGCTCGTGGCTCAGGCGCTGATGTAGACCAAAAGATTAAAACCGCTATGGCTCAGACTAGCCAACAGACTATAATGACGATTCAAGACCTGATGCGTCGGAGGCGGTTCGTATGACCACATTCACATTTCCGGCAATAACCCCCACGACGAACACGTTTGAGCTTGTAGCTAACACAAGGACGTTTCAAAGCCCACTGACTAACGCGATACAAACGACATCGCGCAAGGGTTCTTTGTGGCGAGCCAGTCTTCAGTTCAACAATTTATCAGGGGCTGACCGCAAGGTTCTGCAAGCCTTCGTGGTGAAGCTAAACGGACAGCAGCATCGCTTCACGCTTCAAGATCACTCACACACCTTGAGAGGAGCGGGTGGTGGCGATTTAAGAGTTAACGGTGGTACTCAATCGGGTACCAGTTTGGTCTGTGATGGCGCTACTGCGAGTGTGAATAACTACCTCAGAGCCGGTGACTACATCTCGTTTAATAACGAACTTCACATGGTGGTCGCTGATACAAACTCTGACGGTTCTGGCAATGTTACCTTGTCAATTGCACCTCCAATACGCAAAACGCCAGCAGACGACACGATTGTTGACTACACGGCTCCAGTCACTGGTGTATTCATGCTCGCTGGCCCTGCATCCTGGGACACGCAAGCAGATATAACGTCCAGCTTCAACATTGAGGCGGTCGAGGACGTTCTAGCATGAGCCGTGGTTTTCCCTCTAATGTCCTGACTGCGCTGGCATCGCAACACGTTGCACTAGTCACGTTTGCTGAGTTGCAGTTCCCATCTGGGACGGTGTACCTGCACAACTCCATAGGTACTTATACATGGGGTGGGCATGACTGGCTGGGTGTGGGTGATCTGGGGGAGATCAGCCAGATTGAAGAAGGCGCAGACGTTAGCCCTTACAAGATAACTCTGTCGCTCTCTGGGTTAGACGCGACCATCTCAGGTGCCGCGCTGACCGAAGACTACTACATGCACCCCGTTAAGGTGTATCTGGGTGTATTGGACGCAGATGATGCGTTGCTCGCTGACCCGACTATCGTGTTTGAAGGCGCGATGGATCAGATGACTGTATCCGTGGGCGCTGATGGTGGGGATGTTATTGCTCTCACAGCAGAGTCAGAGCTTGCGCGGTTCGATAGGGCATCGAATCTCAAGTACACGGACACCCAATTACAAACCGACTTTTCAGGCGATGTGGCTTTCGAGTTCATGGCTGACATCGACGGGGCCAAGATTCGTTGGGGTGATCCTAACTCGGATTCTGTTGCCGGTGGAACCTCTACGCCCACCATAAACTTCGACCGTATCGACGTGAATCCGAGCATGTGATGCGGGTTCATTTAGCACTTAACAAGTGGCAGCGTCGTCAGTTCAATTATGGCGATGCAGACTGCTGCCAGTTCACTGCCTTTGTGGTTAAAGAACTGACCGGCAGGGATTATTCCTCGCAGTTTGAATACACAAGTGAGGCCGAGGCTGAGCTTATCGTCGGACGTAAGGGAGAGTTGGTGGACTTTATTGCTAGTGTTTTAGGCAAGGCGAGTTCTGACCTTAAAGACGGTGATCCTTGTGTCGTAGACATCCCTATAGCCGGTCAAGTTTGCGGCATCAAGCTGTCAGATAAGATTGTGTGCCTGACTGAGAAGGGGATGATTCGGATACCAGACCGCTATTTACTAGCCGGATGGAGCGTGTAAATGCCACCAGTAATAGGAGCATTCGTAGCAGCAGCAGCAACCGTTGCGGGTGCTGTCATGGGCGTAGCCGGAGCGATTGGCGGGGTTCTTGGTTTAAGCGGTCTAGTGGCAGAGGTTGTCGGCCTAGCAGCGATATTCGGCGCGTCTTCTGCCATGAAGGGCTTGATGCCCGACATGACG